TCCGCAAACGGAAAGCATAGTAGACATAGTCTAGGAGACCCGAAAAACAGAGTTTACAGAAGTCCAAAACATAGGTATGTTATTTTTGTTTGTAGTAAAAAACAAAAGAAAATGTACATAAAATCGTTAAACTATGCGATTCAACCTTACCCAAAAGCTACGGAGTACGAACATGCAGGATAAACAATTTGTTGATGGTTTAATGATTAAAAAAGCGAGCCCTAACGCGCCCGAGTGGATTAAGTGTAACGGATCTATCAAGCGCGAAGACCTTATACGTTGGCTAGGCGAGCAGTCTGGCGATTGGATTAATATCCAGATATGTGAGGGTAAATCGGGAAAATGGTATGCCGAGGTTGACAACTGGAAGCCGGAAAGCCAAGGTGGACAGTAATGCCTTTGAAAAAAAGGCGCAATGAGTACGATCTAGCGACTAATCTTTTGCTAAACATTAGCAAAGACGGGATGACTTGGAGTAAAGCTATAGAAGTTATCGAGACCCTAGTGTCGGAGCGCATTGAGGAACTGAATGCGGATACGTTCAGTCGGTATAACGAAATCCAGTCCAAGCGTCTGCACGACGCTTGGTCCCGGGTACGCAAGGGCTAGTTATGGATATTAATTCGGAAGAGTGGGATAACATTCTCAGTGAAATGCACAAAATGTTGCCGCCTAATATGACGGATGCGCTCATTGTGGACGTTATCCATTTTATATTGGTGCAATACGATATCGACTGGTCTCGCACACTGCGGCTCACGCACATCGTTAACGACCTACACGCCTCGCACACCGGTGAAAAGGTTGATAGCGCAAAAAAGTTACATTAAAAGAGGGCTTATGATGCAAAAAGCACATTTACATTTAATAAAGTGGGGTTTAAAACGGGGTTACTCTGCGGCCGTATACGGCGAAGGTGAGTTTGACGGCGTCCACTCTACTTACAAAAATATCAAAGACAACGTAGAGGCTTGCGACGAGGGGGAAATAATCTTAGTTAAGCCAAGCGTCAAGAAAGAAGGCAAGTGGGTAAGGGTCGCGAGTTTCGCGTATGTTCACGAGTACAATCAAGAGCCCGAGGAAAGCATCTACGATTACGCAATTAATGAGGTTTCAGAACAGTGGGCAAAGGATTACGACGCCTCTAACGAGCGGCGGATTAACTAAAAGAGGGTGTTGTGATGGAAATCATTATGTCTATTTTGTTTTTAAGTGTTTTTTGTGTATTTGTATACGGTGCAGGATTGATAGTCTGCGACAAACAAGCCGCGTGGAATGCGCGGCATAAAACAAGGGGGAATAAAAAACCCGGCGAGCGGTGGCGTCGGGGGTTCCTGCTTCTCTCCGAGGAGTTTATAAAATAGGGTAGATGAAGCTCCGGCCCCCATAGTTAGTATTCATTCCGGACAATTTACCTCACCACCGCATCTTTATCCCCCTCTGGGTTGACAAACTCCCATACCATATTCATACTGGCGCTTCACATATCTACGGAGATAGAATTTGAAGCACTTATCAGACCTCGAAAACATTGTGTTTAAACTTCGAGTATTTATTATCCAGAACCGAAACCGTGACCGTGTCGCGGAACTATCCGGGCTTGCCCGTAACACCATCTCGGGCTTTGTAAATGACAAACATGAGATCCGATTCAAGAACTTAGTAGCAATTGAGAAAGCCGTAACTCAAATTAAACTGACGAAGGAGTTTGTGAAATGATAGACCTTATACTGCGCCACGCCGATGAAGACGACAAGGATACTTTTTTACCCATTGTCCGCATAGATGAAGTTGAGGTCTATCGCGGCGAGTACCAGAACAGTTCTTTTAAGGCCCTGTATTGTTGCATGCGAGCCGCCGAGAACGCAGTAAAAGACAAGTTAACGGCCATAGAGCATGACTTAGATTTTAGGAATATAGACCTTATGCAAACAGAAGAAGGCAGGCAACTGGTGTGGAAAGTATTTGCCTGTCCAGATCACGGCGTTAAAGTGTCCACGCCGTCAAAAAACGATTGGCTTCGTTTGCAAAAAGAATGCCCTGCAATTGAGCCGCCGGAAGGTGACGACGCATGATGATCAACGCTGTAGGACCTAACGGCAAGCGCAACCAGATGGCACTGGATGTGACGGAGAAACAACTTAATGACTGGAAAAACGGCATGCTCATACAAGATGCCATGCCCAACCTAAACCCTGACGAACGGGAATTCTTGATCTCAGGCATGTTGCCCGAAGATTTTAATGCTTTATTTAATCCACTTGAGGAAACTTAAAATGTCCGTAAAAATCACGTTAGACCAGTATGAAGTAATGATGGCCCTCGGAGCTTACATGGAAAGAGAGTACGGAATAAGCGCCGATTTAAATGATCACCTCGAATGGCCTACCTTCACCTACTCGACATACGAATACCCGTGGAAAAAACACAAAAATGGTCGTTTCGTTAAAGATCCGAACGGGCACAAACAAAAAGACTGGGACAAACAGACTGTTACTAGCCATACCGTAGAGTGGACTGAGATGGACGACCTGACCGTGTATCTAAGTGGTACGGCATAATGGGACGCATGCCGTGCAGTATCACCGACGATCCCTACGCCGATGCCAGTGACTACTTTGAAGGCGAAGGCGTCTACGCACCCTACCCCGAAGAAGAAGAAGACATCGACGACAAACCCACCCTCAACACCGGGCTCGGTCCACTTATCGCGCCACACGAATAAGGAGAACAAACGCATGATCTACCAACTCTATTTTACCTTCACGCTCTTTAACTCGCTCGCAATGTTCGCCGCGGCATACTACAAAAAAGATACAATCGGCGGCATACTATTCACGGCATCCGCATCATCTACCCTGTTTATCCTCCTCTATGCAATCTGGAGCTAACCTTAACCCACGGTCTACCTGTCGGGGGATACCTCGTTTAGATCACGAACCGCGGCTCAGGGCTCCTTTTTAGGGCCCTTTTTGCGTTAAATGGTTACGTTGTTACGCCGTTACCTATATAGAGTCAAAATTATAAAAAAATAAAAAAGGTAAAATATAGGTGTAACCGGTGTAACCGGTGTAACTTGGAGGCAGATGTCAGCAAACAAGAGGGTTGTAGCGGTGACATAAATGGTTACACGTCTTCAAATAAATATGTAACTTTAGACAATATAAACGATTCTGCGTTAAGCCCTCTCAAAATTAAAAAGAAAAAGAAAAGAATAATACTTGGGTATATACATACGGCGGGTTTTCAGTAAACTATCTTGCATTAACTGGAGAATAGTATGGCGAAGAAAGCACTACCCAAGTCAGCCCCTGTTGTTGAAAAGAAAAGAGTTGGCCGACCTAAATCGAGTAAACAATCGGTACTTACAAGACGGCAGGAATTGTTTGTTAAAGAACTTGTAAGCAAAGACGGTCAGATAACTTTGCGCGAGGCCGCCATCAATGCCGGTTACCCTGCCGGATCTGCTCATACACGGGCTTACGAACTTACCAACCCCCATATATCCCCCCATGTCGTCAATGCCATTAAAAGCTATCGCAATGAACTCGACGAGAAATTCGGCGTAACCTTTCAACGCCACCTGAGAGACTTACAGGGTATTCGAGACCTAGCCATAAAGAACGGCGCGTACTCTGCGGCGGTACAGGCCGAGTATCGTCGCGGTCAAGCGCACGGCGATATCTATGTAAGCAAGTCTGAAATACGCCACGGTAGTATCGACAGCATGAGCAAAGAAGAAGTTGAAAAAGCCCTCAATGAATTGAAGGATCAATATGCGCCAGTCACAATCGACATCACCCCCGAATCCGCAGACAATGCCGACAACCGCGACAAAGCGCGAGGCCGCATTCTATCTACAGATGAAGACGGCGGCGAAGACATCGAAGTTGAGGCGACTCATATTCACTAGGATTGAGTCCACCGCAGTCCCGGGGGTACCCGACCTTTTGATCTGCGACGAAGCGGGCCTGTTCCATATGGTGGAGTTGAAGTTTATTACGGGCAATGCCGTTAGCCTCAGACCCCACCAAGTTAGTTGGCTTACAAAGCACGGCGGTAGTAGTAGTTGGATACTGGTAAAGAAACAAAAGAACAATTTAGAGAAATCAGAACTGCACATATACCGCGCCGATCAGGCTATCGACGTTAAACTTGACGGTCTTAAAACTGAACCGGCAATGATTCAAGTACAACCCTTCAACTGGCACGACGTGTTTAGCTTGATTTGTCCACTTTAATCGCATACTATCGTATATCTAATAACTTACTTACGGAGTATCCAATGCTTAAACTATTTGAAATGTTGCGCGACTTTCTAAACAAACCTTATATATCACCGCCGGAAGAACCTATTGAGCCTACGGTCAATGTTGCACCCCCTCGTAAACCAAAAACAAAAACAAAAGCAAAGGCAAAGGCTAAACCTCGGTCGGGCCTCAAGGCGGTTAAATAATGTTTTTGCTTAATTTAATAGCGCGATTGTTATACGGTTCGGAGGCGGTTGACGAAATTAATAAGGCCCCGCCACCAAAAAAGAAAGCACCGCGAAAGCGAAAGCGAAGGTAGCCTGCTTAAAATAAATAGCCCGTTTAGTTGACGGGCTTTTTTATGTGCAGTAGTATGCGACTTCACCCATGTTAACTACGGATTAATAAATATGAAAGAAATAACGGAAACCATAGATGTAGCGATAAAGAAATACCTAGATAGATCAAGACAATACTATTTGGATCTAAGTGAGAGGTTTGATCTAAGTGTAGAGCGCACTGATGCTCTAAAAGAACGAGCGCACGAAAACGAGATAATAGCAATGAGAGATGCCAATAGAATTTCTAAGCTCGAGCGACTAGCGGCGTCAATTATTACGCAAGGGCATAAAATCGACAAATTAGAACAAGATAGTCATTGGTCTTTTTGCGATGTGGAACGGGTAGAGCGACGACTAGCCGTATTAGAGTCGTCCGAGCCATCCGAAATAACTTTTACACTCACGCTACCCCTTTCAAGTAAAAATACTCTAGAGGTTGCAATTGATCATGCTATAGAACATCACGACGATTTGATCGACGACGAACTGCATTGCCCCGACAGTGTAAAAGTTTTTGAGGCCCGAAGGCGGGACTTACGTTTGATTAAATCGCAGTTACTCGATCCGGTTGACTAATTAAGAGAGGCCGGGCATGTAACCGGATACGCTTGCAAGCCCGTTATAGTTGACGGGCTTTTTATTGTTAGGTAGTATGCGATATATCTTATACAACTACGGAGTCAATTAAGATGAAATTACTTAACACGACGGGCAGTAACTTTAAAATTAAAAAGACAATTAAGCGTGGCGGAAACATACGCGTCGCTAGTCTGTCATTAATGCCAGACCGCAAAATATGCGCGGGCAGTAAGGCGGCCGGATGCTTTGAAACATGTCTAAAGTCGAGCGGGCGGGGTGCGTTTAAAAACGTGGCAACTGCACGACAAAACAAAACTGACTTTTATTTGTCGGACCGTCAGGGTTTTCTTTCCCAGTTGCGGGCCGAGCTTACCAACTTTGACAAACTATGCGAAAAACAAAACGTAACGGGTTGGGTCCGGTTAAATACTATTTCCGATATTGATTACGAGAATCATGGCATCCCGCAAGCGTTTCCGGCGTTAAACTTTTACGACTACACCAAACGAGTTGACCGCATTGGCAGGACTCCGCCGAACTATAATTTAATATTCAGTTATAGCGGTCGCGACCAATACCAAAAAAGTGTAGATAAACGGCCGCGAGGTACTCCCATGGCAGTCGTATTCCGTAATGAATTGCCGCCCGCTTGGGAAGGGCAGACTGTTATCGATGGCGACCGGTCGGACATAATCAACGTGCAGGCGGGAGGCGTTATTATAGGGCTACTGGCGAAGGGCAAAGCAAAAAAAGACACTTCGGGTTTTGTCGTTGATTCAAAAATTATAGCCATAGGAGGCTAAACATGACATATTTTAGTCAAGATAAGTACCGAGACAATACCTTACCCGAGCCGACCATCGTCGAAATAAGGCGCAAAAATGTGGGTCAATTTGACGCCGTATTTATAGATTCTAATGGCGATACCACGCATAGCGTTATTAGTAGTACCACGCTTTCCGACATAGCCAGTGACCCGTTGTATGCAATTAAACGGTTAGACGGTTGGGAGTGATTTGCATTTAATACTGTACTCTCATATAATCCCATACAGCGGGATGGTCCCGCGCTTACTACGGAGTAACACCATGAAAAATTATAATGAGAATGAATTTTCTACTGCCGCCGAATTGGATCAAATGGACAAATTAGAGTTGCAGGTAGAAATTGCCGCGTTGAGCGATCACATTACTGCAACAAATAATGACAAGTTGACAGCATATAAGTGTCATAAAATGGCCTTAGATAACTTAGAGAGCCGCGCAGAAGATGATCAATTGGAAATAAGTATCCTGAATAACGCGGTTACTTTTCACGAGAGCCTCAATACCCGTATGGCCGACGCCACAATGGGTATTTTAAATGAAAAGCTCGACGCTTTAGTTAAAGTTAAAATTGACGATTACATGGCGCATACCTTCGAAATAGGCCAACATCTGACGCCTAATGAGTTATTTGCCGATATGATGGAAAACTTTGATATTGACGACTATGTGGATTGGTCCGACGTTTTTACCGACCATTTCGATATTTCTGATTACGCCGATGATATCGATACCGCGGTTGTTGACGCAATAAATGATTGCGATGATCACAACAATTTACCGGAGAAGGTCCGCGAGGTCATACAAGAAATGGCGTCGGGCGGCGAAATTACTGTAAAATTGGAGGTCAACTAATGAGCATTCAACCAGTAGGATTATTTGCCACACCGGACGACATGAAAGCATTACAGGATTATCTCGCATTGTTTCATGGTAGCGAGGCCATTGTCGCGAATACGTGCGCTTGGATGGCTTGGAATCTAGCGGCCAAATTAACCAACCCCGAGCCCTTTCCGCGTGAGCACGAAGAGGGTTATGACGACGACCACGACCCAAGAGTTAATGGTGAATTGCCTTAATCGATCCGTAGTACTAGACCCCGCTCCGGCGGGGTTTTTTTATGCCTGTTTGATTATCCTTATATACTCTTATATACTCTTATACAGCGGCGGGGTTTACCCGTTGCACTACGGAGCAATAAACTATGTCACAAGCTATCGAGATTAAATACTTAGGACCAACCGACCACCAAGGCGCTAGACTTAAAGCGACCGCCGGCGCGGGATCCATTACCGTCGGACGTGATTATGGTATCGATGCCGATACCCAAGCCCGCATTTTAGCGCGGGAGTATATACAGAAACATTGGCCGCATTCTGTATTGCACGGGTTCGGGACGCTTCCCAGCGGTAACTATTGCGCGGTGATTGTGCCCCGTGGCTTATCTAGCCTGTACACTGAGGACACCGACCGATGATTACATTAACGAAACCCCAGCGCAAAGCATTGCACCGTAAATGGTTGCAAAACGATCAAGGGCTGACTTACCGCCAGTTCCGTGCCACCGTACAATCTGGCTATAGCTTCCTAGATTGTGTCATGGTCTACTGGTCCGGAATGTGGCTAGGTGTTGAGCCCGACGGCTACACGCACAGTTAACCATTCCCCTGTACTACTGGCCGCAATCGCGGCCTTTTTTACGCCTAGTTATCCACAGAGTTATCCATGCCAGGATAAACAAGCAGCATATCGACAGAATGCGGGTTGTAGCCATTGTTGTACGAAAAACAACCAATTGGACCCCGTGCCCGTTGTGGATAACTAAGGTTAGTGTTTAGCAGTTAAACACCCCGCGCCGTGGGTCGCGGTCCGTGGCTTAAACCTACGGGCCAAAAACAGCGGGCGGCGGCCACTGGTCGACGTGTTGCGGCCCCAGCATCGCGGACCGTGGGCCGTGGTTCATCGCTCCGGGAAGATAACCGTACAAATCGCTCGGGTCCCCCGTATATCGGGTCATTCGGCGGGGTCTGGGATCCGTGGATCACGCGCCACAGCGCGAGGGCCGCGCATTCGTGGGGACGGGTGCATGGACCATGTTTCTCACAAACATTTAATAAAGATTCCATATCGGCGTTAACTGTCTTATATTAGCGTCTAAAGTCGCATACATTTATGATGTTC